AAAGTTTTTTTTAATTAATCTCAGTCACGAGAGCCTTCATAATTATTATAAAATGAACTTCGCTCTCATGCAATACCATAAGTATTCGTTGACTGAGATTGAAGAGATGTTTCCATTTGAACGCGAGATCTATGTTGCTATGTTAGTTAAACATTTAGAAGATGAAAAAAATAAACTGGAGAATAAGTAATGGCATTACCGGCATCAGGTCAAATCAGTTTAGGCACTAATGTTAACACAGAGTTATCATTAACTTCTACTGCACAGATATCTCTTGGCGCTACTGGTGTAAGAAACCTGTACGGTGTTCCTACTGGAGCTATTAGACTAGCAGCTGATGGTTATGGCAAGTCTAGTGTATGGACAGGTACTATCTCCGCGCCACAATCTAATCTAGACCTTTATACCTGGGCAACAACTGTAGCATCTCCAGCTTATCCGGGTTCTGGTGCTGTTCAAGTAACTGTGGCACCTGGTGTTTATGTCTACGCAGATGGTGCAACTGGTGCAACAGTCTATGGCATGTCGGTTCCTGCATCATTTCCTAGCACTGTGACAGTTGTAAATAATGGTTACATCATGGGTCAAGGCGGATATGGTACTCATTGGACTTCAGCGACAACTGCATCTGGAAGAACATGTGGCCAATCTGCTATTAATATAGCTAAACCAGTTACTATTACAAATAATAGCTATATTGCTGGTGGTGGTGGAGGCTCAGGTCCAGCATTCCCAAATCCAGCTGCAGCTCAATTTAGAGGCGGTGGAGCTGGAGGTGCTGGAGGTGGTAGAGGCGGTGATGCTTGGGCTGCAGCTCCGGGTCCAGGTGGTGCTGGAGGTACAATTGGAGTCTCGGGATCTCCTGGAACTAGACTTGCACCAGCGCCTGGATATCTTGGTGGAGGGGGCGGTGGAAGGATTTTGCCAGGAACTGGAGGTACAGGTATGGTACTAGGCACGAGTGCGCCTTTAGTTAATGGTGGTGGCGCTGGTGCAGGAGGAGGTCATATGAATGGCATTAGTCCTAATACTAATGTTGTTGGATCAATGGCGGGTGGAGGTGGTTGGGGAGCTGCGGCTGGTATAAGTATGATTGGTACTTATGGTCCTAGATGTGCAGTCAATCCTGGTATGTTTACAACTGGCACAGGAGGAAGTGCAGGAAGTGTTGGTGGTAATGCTACTTCAACATACGGGTCAGCACCACCTGGTCTAATTTATCCAGGTGCTGCTGGCGGTAGAGCAATTAACCTTAATGCAAATTCAGTAACATGGGGTGCAACTGGTACATTATATGGATCGGTAGCATAAATAACAAAGAAAGGAAAATTATGAATAAAAAATATCAAGTACATAATCAATTAACAGGTTTATTGGAAACTGCTGAGACGTTTGATGATGCAAAAGCACTTCAAGCTAGGATCAAAGCTGATTTTAGAGCAGCACAGTATCCTACTCCCGGTATAAACTATAAAACAACAGTAGACAGTAAGGTATCATATTTCACTCTAGTGGATAATGCTCCACCGTCAGATCTTTCAGATCCACAGTATAATATTGACTGGTTATATGAAGGATATGAAGATGATAAGACTAAAGCATCTAGTTACATCTATCATAACTCTAAAGACGGTATAAAAGAATTTGATACTTATGCAGAGGCAATAGCAGATGCAACAGCTAATGTAGATTATACTATAAATGTAGAGAAAGCTGAACTATTTGTTATCAGCGTTTTAGTACAAGACGAATCAGATGGTCTATGGTTTCAATCAAGATCAGATGAGAATGGTGAACCAACAGCGTCAAGATATGCAAATATTAGTTTAGGATAAAATGACAACTCCAGTAGCACAGATAGGTTTTGACCAAATTAATGCTGAGTTAGCACTAACTCCTACGGCCCAGATATCCATGAATGATACAGCAGTTCGTGCCTTAGCTGGAGTTCCTACACCTGGAAGCCAGATATCCATGACTAACCTTCAAGGTAAATCAAATCTATGGACTGGAACTATATCTGCACCTCAATCTAACTTAAACCTTTACACTTGGGCTACTACAGTTGCATCACCCGCTTATCCAGGTTCTGGTTCAGTTCAAGTAACAGTAGCTCCTGGCGTTTATGTTTGGTCTAGTGCTACACCGGTAGCAGCACTTACTGTTCCATCTTCATTCACTAGTCCAGTATCCGTAATTAATAATGGTTATATCATGGGAATGGGTGGTGCTGGAGGTGATGTACCTAACAGCTGCACATGGAGCCCAGGTTTTAATGGTGGACCTGCTTTAAGTATAAGTCGTAATATCACTATAACTAATAACAGTTACATAACTGGAGGAGGCGGAGGAGGCGGAAGCAGCCCCTTTGCTGGAGGCGGAGGTGGAGCCGGTGGAGGAAGTACAGCCGCTAGGCAGCCCTCACCCCTAGGAAATGGTAATATTGTACTGGGTGGGAGTATAGGAGCTTCAGGTATTGTGGGTGGATACTTTTTTCGCAACCTACCTACGAGTAAAGTATCCATTGGCAGCGGAGGCTCTGGAGGTAGGATTTTACCCGGTACAGGAGGTACTGCTGGAGTAGCAACTTTAGGTGCGACCTCTCAAGGAGGAGGTGGTGGAGCGGGAGGAGGTGGAGGAGCATATTACAGTCTTAACCCTTCAATACTCACAACAAGTACTGGTGGAGCTGGCGGTTCTGCTGGAGGAGCTGGTGGCACGGGTAGTAATAGCTCTGGAGGACCTAATCCATCACAAGGGGGTGGTGGTGGTGGTGGTTGGGGTGCTGCTGGCGGTCCTACTACTCCAGGTCCGACTGGAGTCAAAACGGGCGGGAGCGGCGGTAATGCTATTAGTCTAAATGCTAATTCAGTAACATGGGGTGCAACTGGTACAGTCTATGGATCAGTTGCATAAATAAGATATGGCAAAGAAACCTACAGCACCTCCTGGTGTAGCACAAATGACAGAACAAGAGTTTGTTGACTTAATCAAAAAACAAACTCCAGGCGAACGCGGCCCTAAAGTAGACCTAAAGGCTGTCGTTGAAAAATTAAGAACAGAGAATACAGCAAAGACTGCTGCTCCATCTGCCGCATTTACTTCAAGTGTAAAACCAGCAGTAACTCCTCCAGCAGAAAAAATTGCAGCTGACTTAAAGCAAAAGGCTGAGACACTTCAAGATAATAAACAAGAAGATAAAAGATCTGATAGACTATTAGATAGCCATGAAAAATTAATTAGTAATATTGAGAAACTTACTAGAGTTATCTCAGAGTCTGCACTTAGTACAAAAGGTAAATTACTTGGTGGCGGCCGTGGAGAAGAGCTTGGCAAAGAGCAAAAGCTTGACTATAGAGGTGTAGGTCAGCAATTCAAAGAAAAGATTATGGGTCGTGGTGGTGATAAATTCGATCCAAACTCAATTAGATATAAACTAGGTTCATTAAGAGGTCTTGCTGAAACTACAGGTTTAGTGACTCGTGGATCAGGTGGTTTAATAGAAAACAAATTAGCAGTTAGAGAAGAGAGATTAAAGACTGCTTCTGCTATGACTAAAATGAATGAGAACATGAAGTATCTCCCTCAGTTTGGTGGTAGTGATAAAGCAGTAGAACAATATTATCAAACCCGCGGCAAAAAAACAATTAAAGCCAGAGCTGAGCTTCAAACCCAACAATATAAGACTGATTCATTAAGAGAAGCAGGTCTATCTGATGAAGAGATTGGTAGAACTAAGGGTGGCAATAAACAATTTGAAGCTAGAAACAAAGCTGCGGCTGAAGTTATTAATATAGATCCTAGATATCAAGGTGAAAAGAAAGAAGATCTTGAAACAAAATTAAAACCTAATCAAGTTGAATTTGCTAAGCCTAAAGAAAAATCTGTACAATTTGCAGGTCCTGCTATATCAAATGATCAATTAAATGTATCTCAAGAAGAAGAAGATTCATTAAAAGCAATGAATCATTCAGGTGATTCTATTGATAAGCTTATTCATGTTACAGAAGAAGAGAATAAACGAAGAAGTAAATCAGAAGCTGAATTACTAGCAGCTATAAAGGGTATGGAATCATCAGGCGGTCTTGGAAGCATGATGGGAACTCTTGGTGGTATGGGTGGTGGACTTCCAGGTAAAGGTGCTGGCTATCTATCAAAGGTAGGCGGTCTTGGTAAATTAGCTAAGGGGGTTGGCATCGGTGGAATTGCTGCTTTAGCTGGAGAAGGTATTCAAGCTGGTGGAGATTATCTAAAAGAAACTGGACATGAATCAGCAGGTAAAGCTGTAGGTGTAGGTGGTACTGCTGTTAAGTATGCTGGTTATGGAGCTATGATAGGTTCTGTAATTCCGGGCGTAGGTACAGCGATCGGTGGTGGTATTGGTGGTTTAATAGGTGCAGGTAAAGGCGTCTATGATAATTATTTTGCAGATAAAGCAAATACTGCTACTCCTACTACAGGCAAAATGCAAGCTGCTGAGATTCCTGCAAAAGCCGCAGAAGTTTATAATAGATCTGCAGATAATGATATGGCAAAGATACAACAGCCACAAAATACATCAAATAATATAGTAAATGCTCCAACAACTATATCAAAACAATCTACTAACAATATGATTAAAGTACCTATACGAGATCAAGATACATCTATAAGACAATACTATAGATCAAGATTTGCTACTTAGTTTTGTGAAAATCAACCATTAATATAACGCGCTCTTCATCTGAACCGTTATAAGCATTATGGGTAACCATGTCATCAAAGACAAACATCTTACCTTCTTCCCACTCAATTCTTTCACCATTAACTTCAAGGTAAGCTCCTTTAGGACATATAAGACCTAAATGAGATCTGAATACATCAGAGGTATATCCTGTGTGTGGATATATTCTGGTTTTTGGTTCTAGTATAGAAAAGCCTGCTATGTATACTCCAGGAATTGCTTTAACTAGTTTATTAGTTAAAGGAAATTGCTCCCTTACTTGTTGAGTATAGTAGTAATCATCTCTGCCCTTATAAACTAATCCTATCGCCTTCCAGCCTTTGTCATAAAGATCTTTTTCAGGCCAAGGATAGATTAAACCATTCTTGACGAAGCCGCTGTCTACCTTAATAGTTTCAACGGCTTTTTTATATTCGTCAAGTATTTCTTTCCAAGCTTCCTGTATTGTGTACAGGAATTTATATTCATCAATAGAATATATAAAACTCATTAAGCCTCATCAGCTATCTTTTGAAAGAATGACATTACATCTTCGTCATCTTCATTGATCTCTGGTGCCGCAGCTTTTGGTGTAGGAGCTGGAGCCGATGAGAATGATCTAGGTTCTGCTACAGGTAACGGCTCATTAGTAAGCTGTTCTGCTGTAGGAACTTGACCATCACCACTTAATACTGAATCCAACTTAGTCTTAAGTTCTTCATACGACTTGAAGTTCTTAGCTTCAAGGAACTCTGCTAGTTTAACTTGCTTGTTAGCAACAGCTAAGATAGCTTCATCGCTTGGTGCTACTGGAGTTGGTTCAGCAAATGCTGATTGATCGTAGTTAGGATAACCTTCAACCGTACGCATGCGGATCTTGAAGTTTGCACCTTCCCATAGATCAAACACATTGACTGGTTTCTCATCTTCAAATGTAGGACGAGCCTTGTTCATGATCATATCAAAGATCTTTTTACCATACTTGAATAGCATTACTTTGCCTTCATTTTCTGGATGTTTAGGATCTGATACGACTAGGATGTTTGAGATGAAGTGCAATCTACGTTTTTGTAGACGGGCGATCTCTTTGTTAGCATCTGAACCAGAGTTCCATAGTTTTGTATTGAGCTCACCGACTGGATCGTTCTGACCTAGTGTAGTGAGTGAGTTCTCAATGTACCATTTACCTGTAGGTCCTTTGAAGCCATGAGAGAAGATCTTAACCCATGGAAGTTCATCACCTTCTACACGTGGTAGGAAGCGAATGACTGCTGTTGCATTACCAGCTTTATCACGTTCCATCTTCCAGAAACGGTCATCTTCATATGAGTTTGTTTGTTGTGGGTTTGCTACTTTTTCGAATTCCTTGGCAATTGCACCAAAGTCTTGATTGCGCGAAGCGCGGAGTGTATTAATGTCCATCGTATTTTCCTTATATTTTTAGTATTAAATGTGTATAGAGTATGACTGCTACTCACTTTTATTTATACATCCCACATTAAAAGATTGTAATAAATTCGTTAAAAATTGGTTTAATTTTCTCTTGTTCATACTTAACAAAACCTTTAATCTTTTCTATTTTACGTATATCAGACTCTAGTATAACCATACATGATGGGTTCTTCTTCCACGTGGGTATAAAGTCTAATAAGTCATTAAGTATTGATATAGACTCAATGGTTATCTTTTTTCCCAAGTATAGTTTAATTATACTCGGATATTGATTTAAAGTAAAATTAATTATCTGGTCTAGAGATAAGGCGTGCTTCTGAGACTCTAGTTCAATAGTATTAAGGTCGTCCTTAAATATACGTGTTATACTTTGCTTCCTCTTCTGCCATTCAAGGTAGTACTCATTAGCCTCTTCAATAGCAAATATCATATTATCATGGCCATATGCAAAGTTTGCTACAAGGAACTGGATTAAGTCCTTGTCTGTATCAAACTTCCTAGCTAGCTTCTCAAATATATGCCTATCATTTCGCGAATTAAAGTTTTCATAGGAGTATTTGATATTGCCTTTGTTCTCAAATACGTTGTACTTATCATTGTTGAAATGGAGCTTTAAGGCTAGATAGTATCTAAATGCCTTAAATCCGGTCATATATCCAATGTACCCTTCTTAGGTAAGTAGTTTGCTTCAATCATGTTTAGTTCTATCTTTTGCTTGAGGTTTTTGTTGATTAACTTTGATATGTCTTCAGGATCAATGAAGTTCTTTTCACAATATAATAATACTGCATCCATATGAGATATTCGTTTATCTACGACGAGCTCTTCTATGAATAAAGCAAACTCATTCGTAGTCTTAAATATCTTGCCTTCCATTATAGCATACCTAAATAGTAGTCTGTCATCTTAAAGCTATGCTTAATATTCTCATATGATTTGTAATAATCATTATAAGCTTTCCATACGGGAGAAGATTTATCAGAAGCATTGAGTTGGTCATCAAACACCTCGAGGTACTCTTCAAAGAATACATCAAGCTCTTTTAATTGTTTACTTAGTTCGCCTTTGACTCTTAGTAGTTCTTGTTTGTTGCCAGTCTTATAACTATGATTGATATGTTGGGCCACGTTCATTTCACTTTCCTTGATTTAAAAATATATTATACCATAATAAAGAATTAATGTACACAACTAATCGATAGCACCGTCTTCAACTTTAACTTTGATCTTTGTCTTCTTAGTGGGCTTTGGTTCAACGATCTCGTTAGCCTTCTCAGCAGCTTTCTTATCTTGCAATTGCACTGCCTCAAACCTCTTCTTCAGGCGTGGTTTGATCTCTTCTGCATTGAACCATAGTTCGAGTCCATTCAATACCTTGTCCATCTCAGCTTTTGTCAAGAACCCTTCGTATGCATCTAGCATAAGCTTCTCACACTGCTTAATGGTAAAGTCTGTGTGTGCCTTGACTGTTGGTGTGTTACCTGATGAGCCAAATGAAGCAGTATGGATCATCATGTAGGCTGTATCATATACATGGACAGCATGGCAATACATGGAGATGAGGGATGCAGCAGAGTGTGTAGCACCCATTAGGAATGCTGTGACCTCTGCCCGTGATGAT